AAAGAGCGCCCGAGTTTTCTAGTCTGGAAATTGAAAAAAAGGGTTCATTTTGGTTCACAGAACCGCCCGGAAGTTCACCAGGCAAGAATGATTTTCTCCTGTTTTTCAGGAAAAATGCGACATGGCCGCTGAAGCAAAGCTGACGGTTGGCACTAAGGCCCAATATGCCGAGCATCGCGGCTGTTCGAAGGCGTATGTTTCCAAGCTGATCCGCTTGGGCAAGCTGGCGGCGCCGGCGCTGATGGCTGATGGTCGCGTGAATTTTATTCTGGCCGATCAGATGATCGGTGCGCCAAGTGCCGCCGATGCCGAATCGCTTTTCTCCGCGGCGGATGGTGTTGGCCCAAACTATTCCGCTGAGCGCGCCAAGCGCGAAGCGGCGGAAGCGGCGCTGGCTGAGCTCCGGCTCCAGGAAAAGCAGCGCGAAGTGGTGAAGACCGATGCCGTTTCTCAGGCCGCCACCAGTGTTTTTGGCCGTGCCATGGCGCGGTTTTCGGAAGCCTGGCCGGAATTGGCTGTGCCGCTGGCGGCAATGACCGATCCAGCGGCCATCGCAGACCGCCTGGCGGATGAACAGAAGCGCATCATGGCCGCGCTGCACAAGGAATTCATGGAGGATGTTGCCCGCCGATCCGCCGCGTGATGTGGAAGCGCTGCTGCTTCACGCGGTAGCCGCCGCCTGTCGCGTAGCCCCCCCGCGCAATGTTGCCGAATGGGCCGAAGCGGAGCGCATTGTCGCCGCCGAATCGGGAAGCCCATGGCCCGGCAAATGGCGCACGGATCGGGTGCCCTATCTGCGGGAAATCATGCAGGTGATGACGCTAAGCCACCCGGCCCGGCGCGTCACCTTTCTGAAATCGGCGCAGATCGGCGGTTCTGAAGCGGCGTTGAACATGATCGGCCAGGTCATGGCGGAAACGCCCGCGCCAGTGCTGGTGATGCTGCCCAGCATTGACATGATGCGCGGCTACAACCGCTTGAAGCTGGACCCGATGATTACGGCCAGCCCGGCGTTATCGGCCCGCGTTGAAGAAGTAACCGCCCGATCTGGTGAAGAAAGCACCGCCACCTTCAAGCGCTTTCCCGGCGGGTATCTGCAGCTGCTGACAGCGAATTCATCGGCCAATCTGCAGATGCGTTCCGCCCGCGTTTTGGTGATGGAGGAAGTCTCAGACTATCCGCTGGATGCCGATGGCCGCGGCGATCCGGTCAAACAGCTTGAAGCCCGCGCCATTATCTATGCCGGCCGCGAAAAAATCCTGAAGGTCAGCACGCCGGCGGAAGAAGGTTCCTGCCGCGTCACGGCAGCTTATCAGCAAAGCAGCCAGGGCCGGTTTTTGGTGCCCTGCCCGCATTGTGATCACCGCCAAACGCTGGAATGGGAAAGCCTGCGCTGGCCGAAGGGGCAGCCTCAGCGCGCGGAATATCACTGCGATGGGTGCGGCACCGGGATTGAACCATCCGCCCGCCCGGCCATGCTGGCGGCGGGGGAATGGGTGCATGACAAGCCGGAACTGATCACGGAACATGCGGGCTATCAGATCAATGCGCTGTATTCGCCCACGCTTTCCTGGGGCGATCTGGCAGCGGAATTTGAAGAAGTTAAGGATGATCCCGAAGGCCTGAAAACCTTCACCCAACAGAAGCTTGGCCGCGCCTGGCGCATCGCCGGTGAAGCGCCAGAATGGCAACGGCTTTACGATCGGCGCGAAACCTGGGCGCCTGGCACACTGCCGGCGGGCTGCCTGAAGCTGACTGCCGGGGTGGATGTGCAACGCAGCCCTGGCCGTGTGGAAGTGTTTGTCTGGGGATGGGGCCGCAACCGGCAAAGTTGGTTGGTGGATCATGTGGTGGTGATCGGCAGCCCCTTCGCCTGGCGCACCTGGGAACAGGTGGCGGCGGTGTTGGAGACCATCTACCCGCATGCCAGCGGCGGTGCCTTACCCATCAGCCTTTCGGCGGTGGATTCGGGTGACGGCACCACAACCGCCGAAGTTTATGCCTTTGTGCGCAAGATGGGGCAGCGCAAAGTGATTGCGGTGAAGGGCCGCGATAATCTGCCGCAGGCCATCGTGCCGGGCGGCAAGGTGGATGTGAAGCGGTCCGGCAAGCGCGTGGGCCAGTTGAAGCCCTGGTTAGTTGGATCAAGCTACCTGAAGGGCGAATTTTACGGCCAGCTTCGGCTTGAAAAGCCCACGGCGGAAAGCGGCGCGGCTTATCCGGCGGGCTATGTCTTCCTGCCCGAACATCTGGCCGGTGAGGAAATCTGCCGGCAATTGGTGTCGGAAGAAATCCGGCGTCACAAGGTCCGCACCGGCGTTTTTCGGCAGGAATGGGTGAAAACCCGTGAACGGAATGAAGCGCTGGATGGCCGTGTTTATGCCCGCGCTGCCGCCGCCTTGCTGGGGATTGACCGCTGGCAGGAAGCGGATTGGGAACGCGCCGCCCGCGAATTGAAGCAGTATCAGGCCAGCCGCCGCGCCTTACAGCCCGCGCTGGATATCGAAGAACAGGCCGATGACCTGGCCGTGCCGGATGCCTTGCCAGAAGATGAGGCGCCGGCAGAAACCGAACCGATGATGAAGATGCCGCCGCCCGCAAAGCCCGGGCGCAGCCGCTTCTGGAAACAGTCCCGCGCAGGCTTCGCCGCGCGCTTCTAAGGAAACCCGTATGGCAACGCTGGATGCTCCGCCGCTCCGCGCGACGGCGGGCGATACCTGGGCTTGGCGCTGGGCCAGCGCAGACTACCCGGCCAGCGCAGGATGGGCGAATGCCTGGCGCCTAGTCGGCACCGATGTCGAGCTTTCCATCAGCGCTACGGCGGAGGGGGATGGCTTTATCGCAACGGCCACGGCGGCAAATACGGCTGCGCTTTCGGTAGGTGCGCGCGGCTTGCCCGCTACCTTGATCGGTTGGGTTACCAAGCCCGGTGAGCGCTTCCAGGTCTATTCCGGCGGGCTGTTCATCCTGCCCAATCCGGCCACCATCACGGGTGATCTGCGCGGCCATGCCACGCGCACCCTGGCCGCGATTGAAGCCATGCTGGAAGGCAGCGCCAGCAAGGATCAGCGCAGCATCAAGATCGGGGATCGGGAAATCGCCCGCATCCCAATCCCGGAATTGCTGGCGCTCAAAGATTACTACGCCGGTGAAGCGCGGCGCGAAGCGGAAGCCGCCGCGCTGGCTTCTGGCCGCCCGCGTCGGCGGATTGTGCTGACACGCATGGGAAGGGCCTGATATGGCGCTGCTGGATTTCCTCCGCCGCCGCAAGGCCGCCGCGCCCATCCTGCGCAGCCCCGGCGCGCAGGCCACCTGGTCCGCTATGGGCCCCAAGGTGCGTGCGCAAAGCGGCTGGATGGCCGCGCAGCCTTCGCGCCTACTGGCGGATTTGCCGGGCGGCCATGGTTTTGCGCCAAACCGCGATATCCGTTGGCAGTTGGACACGCTGCGCAACCGGTCCCGCTGGCTGGCGCAGAATGAAGGCTATACGGCGGGCTTCCTGAAAAGCCTGCGCCGCAACGTGGTAGGGCCCAAGGGCTTCACGCTGCAAATGCAGGTGATGAATGATCGCGGCACCGGCAAGGATGAAAACGCGAATCAGCGTATTGAATCTGGCTTCTGGCAATGGTCGCGGCGTGGGGTTTGTGACGTAACAGGCCGGCATTCCTGGCTGGATATGTGCGGCCTGGTGGTGCTGGGCGTCGCGCGGGATGGTGAAGCCCTGATCCGCCTGCACAAGGGCGGCAATCCATTTGGCTTTCAGCTTGAAATGCTGGACCCATCGCAGCTTGAAACCGATGTGAATGGCCGGCCGGAAGGCACCGCCAGCGGCAATGTGGTGCGCGCTGGTGTGGAACTGACGCCCTTTAACCGCCCCGCCGCGTATTGGATGCGCGCCCATGTGCCTAATGATGACCCAGCCGCGCTGAATGCCCCGCTGCGCAAGCGCGTGCGCATTCCGGCTGAGGAAATGATCCATCTGTTCCTGCCGGAATGGCCGCAACAGATCAGGGGTGTGCCCTGGATCAGCAATGGCATTCGCGCTTTGGCGATGCTCGATGGCTACGGGGAAGCGGAATTGACCGCCGCGCGCGTGGCCGCCGCCAAGATGGGGTTCTATCGGATTGATGCCGATGCAGAACCCGATGGCGAATTGGCTGAAGATGGCGCGCTGGTCCAGGAAGCATCGGCTGGGACGTTCGAATTACTGCCCAAGGGTGTGGATTTCCAGCAATTTGACCC